GAGCTATTACCTCTTTGTACTGTATACCCTCTATTTCGCATATAACAGTAGGGGTATCAAACACAATAGGGGTACCTCTCAAAATAAGCTCTTTATTTTCGCTGTCGTCAAGGGTTATAAAGGGCGCTGCCGCTCTATACTCCCTCTCGTTTGGCTTGTAAGGCATAATTATTCGTCCTCCTCTCCGTTTGTATTGTTTTCTTTAGGCTCTGTACCCTCTGCGGGTGGTGTTTCTTCGCCCTCTTTGGGCGGCTCTTTTTTTGGCTTGTCGCCTAATTGGTACTCGTCGGCTTTTTCGGCGTTTACCATATTTAGCGTTTGTACGCGGCGCTTGCCCTCCTCGCCGCCAATAGGCGGAAAGCCGAGCGTTACTAACGCCTGGTCGAGCATTAAACCGCCGATTTCGGAAAGATACTTGACAGCTGCGAGCTTGTCGGACAGTTTCGCATACTGTAACTTATTGCCAGCTGCGACAATTTCGTTACCGTACCCGCGCTCTTTGTTGGAAAACAAACAAACGGTCAGCGCTTGCTCGAGCTGCATAAAAAAAGGCTTAATTTCTCCCTCGTAAAAGTCGTCCTCGTCCTCGGGCGACGCCTTGTTTTGCACTATATTTTCATTTGTGCCGAGGTAGTCGTATATCTCTGTTTTTATGTATTGTAGCTGTCCTTGCGGCAATGGCGCTTGTTTGTCGTTGATAGGCGTATACTCGTATTTGTTGTCGGTTACTATAACGCCCGCGCCGTTGTTTTCCATTTTGAGGTTATCGCGTATAAACTCGTCGCGGCGGGCTTTTAAGTCCTCGCTTTTCGTAGAGGCTTGTACTTTGAGTATGCCTCTTACTACTGCTACGAGTTCCGCAAATTTGCTCATAGATTGATTGAACGTGTCCGCCGTTTTTAGAACGGACATAAGAGCGTTATTGCTGCTGCCGAAAATCTCGTTATCGGCAAACATAGAGCCGATATGTATAATATCTGCATACGGGAAAGTATAGCTATTGCCGTTATAAAAGCGGAATTTCAAAAAGAGCTCGCCTTTGTAGTCGAGCAGCTTAATTTCTTGAGCATTGATATTATAAAGCGCCGTTAATTTGCCCGTATATTCGTCCCAAACGGGGAAAGCAAAAGCATTATTATAAATCTTGTATTGCGCCGCCATACGGTAATAGAATTTATAAGCCGTTGTAAGCGGGTTAGGCTGCTTTTGCAAAATAAAATTTAACGGGCTGTCCTCTACGTCGAGTAGTTTTCCGTCGCCGCGTCGTATGTGCCTCGGCTGTATTGTTGCAGCTCTGCGAGCGAAAGAATGAACAGCAGCGCGGACGGTGTTTACCTCCCAGGCATTGCCCGAGAATGGTACAAAATTCGATTGATAAGAATTTAAGAGCTTGTATTCGGTATAGCCCTCTGTTTGTTGAGGTCTTTTACCGAAAATAGCCTCAAAGAGTCCTCTTTTTTCTTGCATTTATTCACCCCACATTGTACATATAGTCGTCAAAGTATTTGACATAGATAACCCAAGCATTTAATAACGATACTGCGCCGTCTATTCGGCGCTTGTCGGTAATTTTTACGGGCTGTATATTGTTTAAGCCGCTTTTCTTAACGGCGGTATTTGATAAGCACCAAAGCAAAATAGGATTGTTATTATAATTAACGATTTTGTCCGCAAGAGCTGCGCCCATTTCTCGCATAGGCTGGCTCCAGGTGAAAGCACCTTGCGCGACGGGCTCCATAGTAAAACCGTTTGACTTCATTTCCTCAACCCAATAGCCCGCTAACGCTCGGTCATAACCTACTTTGAAAGCGTCTATTTTGTGTTCTTCTCTCATTTGCACAAACCAGGCTGTTACATCTGCAAAGTTTACTCGGTTTCCGTCGCATACGGTGAGTAGTCCTCGTTCCGCCCATAGCTTATAGGGTGCCTCGTTTGTGTTCTTTTCCTCGAGCAGCTCAATTCGAGCGCGGGGGAGGAAATATTGCTGCAATACGTATACTATGTTGTCGCCTGGCTTTCTTATAAGCAGCGTAGCAGCTGTTAAGTCGGTAGTAGCCGATAGGTCGCAACCGCCTATAGCGTAGGTATTGTAAACCTCCGACATATCGAAAGTAGCGGCGTTTTTGATTTCCTCAAAGGATAGCCAAACGTTGCTCTCGTTTTCCCTTATGTTAAAGTCTTTACATAAAACGCCTGGGAGGTCGGCGGGGTTGTTTTTTGCCCTCTCGACAAAACTTGCCAGGGTTTTATATTGCTTTATCTTTCCGAGCCCTGGATTTGCTTTTATCCACATTTGAGGGTTAGTCCATTCCTCGCGGGCGTCGAGTTCGTAAAGTATCGGTAAAAATGTATCGTCTTTTTTGGTACCGTCTGCAAGCTCGCAAGCAAGCTCGTACATATTGTCGAAAATGCACTCTCTTACAGTACCCGCTGTCGTAATCATAACTACAAGCGGCTGTCGGCGGCTCGAGGTTGATTGTTTCATAACCTCGTATAAGTTTCTGTCGCGGATAGCGTGCAGCTCGTCTATGATTACAGCGTGAGAGTTTAAGCCGTCAAGAGTGTTTGAGTCCGAGGCGAGCGCCTCAAATATTGAGGAGGTCGCGGGGAAATAAACATCATTACGGCGCTTTTTAAGCAACGCCCGCAGCTCGGGGCTTTGCTTAATCATATTAACAGCCTCGGTAAGTACCTTTTTTGCCTGGTCTTTTTTGGTGGCTACGGAGTATATTTCCGCTGCGCCCTCGTAGTCGGCAATAAGCATATATAACGCAATACCCGAAAGCAAAGTAGACTTACCGTTTTTTCGTCCGCATAGAAACATAGTTTCTCTAAAGCGGCGGTAGTCTGTTTCCTTTTCGAGCCAACCGAAAAGGAGCTGTATATACGCCTTTTGGAATAATTCGAGCTCAAGAGGCGCTCCTATAGTTCCTTGCGATTGTTTGCAGAAAGTTTCGATAAAGACTATAGGGCGCTCGCCCGTTTCCTCGTCGAAATAATACGGCGAGTCTGCGGCTGGTGCGTCCATTTCCGCAACAAGTCGAGAGTAGACAGCCTTAACGCGCCTACTCGTTATAATTTCGCCGCTTTCTATGCGGCGGTAATATTCTTTAACCCAATTCAAGCCTTTTTAACTACCTTGTTTGGCTTTGTAACAAACTGCATAAGAGCTTGTCCCGCCCTCTCCGCCTCCATATTCGGGGAGAGTTCCGAAAGCTGTTTTATAGTCGCGTTATAGTTCTTTACCATTGCGTTATACGGCTGTAATAAGGGGTGCGCTCGCTCGATAGTGTAATTACCTTGCGGCATTTCGACTACGAGCCCGTCGAGGTTTATTTTTTCCTCCATATCTTCCAAAGAAACGAGCATATATGCGGCTCTTTCTATTAACTTTTCTGCAATTTCGAGCTGTTCTTTGGGTAGATTTTTGTAGATTTTCTTAATTCTTTTCTGCTCTTTCTTTTGTCGCTCATATAATGTAGAGTCCACTCTAAAACTCCTTTCTTTTTCTTGTTTGGGTGGGGGGTAATATACACAAGGGGCGGTCATAAAAAGGGCTTAAACACGGTTCGTAGAAAACAATGTTATAGTTTTGATGTGGGGGGGCTTGTTCGCTCTTGTGCGTCTACTTTGTGTACCTCAATAGCCACAACGTTGATAGCATTAAGTATTAACTTGCTGCCCTCTACGGTGTCGAGTATTACGGTACCCTCCTCGAGCGCAGCAGCGAGCCGCTCTTGAAAGTCGCTCGTAGTAGCAGCGACATTAAAGGACAGCGCCGCGTTGCTTGTGTATATAAGTACCTCGCATATATAGCTCATAGGTTAGCCTCTCTTTCTACGAGGTTTCCCTCGCTATCAAACATAAGCGCTCCGTCTGTTGCTGACTCTCCCTCGTGCTCTATGGCGTGGCACTCTCGGCATAGTAGCTCGAGGTTGTCCTCGGATAGAGTAATATTCGGGTTGTCTATGTTCTGCGGCATTAAGTATTCTTTATGGTGCACTATTTCCCCTGGCTTGCCGCAGCGTACGCATAAGCCCATATCTCGCTTGTATATGTATTCTCTGGTATCTCGCCAGGCTTTGCTCAAATAAAACTTGCGTGCAAATTCTCGCATATAACAGCGTCCCGCCCTCTCCGCCTTTGTGTGTTATATCTGCTCCCAAAACAACGACAAAGCGAGC